ATAGTATCTAGATCAACTTCAGTCTGTGGAATAATTTCAACACAACCTGTATCGCTGAAAATCTTTTCAAATGTCTTAAGCATATTTGATCTACGCCTTTGTCCTTGTATACTTTCTCCTGCTTTAAATTCTACAAGAGGAATAATATCAAACAAACAAAGTTTAGCATCTTGTGCTTCAACATTGTCTTTTCTGTGTACTTGCTTCATAAGGTCCTGGAAACTATCACTTACTACTTCGCCATCAAGAACATATGAACGACCAATTTCTTCCATATAATATTCTAATGCTTTTGTAATATGTGAAAAGTTTTCCAGTACCTTACCATTCCTAGTATATTGTGTAACGGTTCTACTTTCATAGTCCACTACTGTAATGCATCTGACGCCATCTAGTTTTGGCTCCAGTAACTTCTTTCCTTTTACCTTTTTCTCGTGGTTGGCACTATCGTGGGCTAACATACACTCAAACACAGGAACTTTATACTCATCCAGTTTAAGTTTCTTTGCAACTTTATTAACTGTCTTTTCACTGACGCCGCAACGTAGATCCTTTATAAGAATACGTCTATACCAGCCGTTCCACTGATCAACAGTTGCAACACTCATTGCAAGTTCGATAGCATCTTTGGCTGCGTGTCCAGTAAGTTTTCTTGTATATAAACTATCTGCAAGTTCTGTAAATGGTTGCCAAGCAAGTCCTTGTCCGTCAACTGTTGCTTCGGGTACCTGCTTTACACCAAACGTATACAATTTATCAAGTGCCATACGCACTCCTTCAAAGAACTCAGTAAGTCCTTCATTCATTGCATCTTCGATAATTTGTTCTTTTACTAGGCGACTGTTGTCTGCTTCTAGTTTGGAAATGATGTCCTGTGGTTGTGTTCTCATTATGTGCCTCTTTCTATTGCCTAATTATTATATACATTATACGTTATTTTTGTTCACTTGTCAACCTTTTTATTACAGAATCTATGTTGTGTACATCAACATTTTCTTCTGTTTTATACACATGAAAATGGTAATCTTCAATTGTTTCTGCAATCTTATTTAATATAGTGTGCTCTGGCTCTGCTATCCATTCTGAGTAGCCTCTACCTTCTAGCATAATTGCATATCCAAAAGTATCTTTGAGTACGCTTTCTAGTTTGCTAATTGGATTTGCCTTGCCATACCACAAGTGATTAAATGTAGCATAATGACTGCGAGCAGAGTAACTGTTTTGATAAACACCCAATCTAGTTTTAGCACTGTTCATGCTTGTGATACCAATCTTACAGTCGCCACTACCAAGAGGGTCTTTCATTAGATATAAGAACTTCATGCTACCACCTACACTGTGCTGTTGGAAGTGTAATACGTCCTATCTCTTTATTATACAAGTTTACAATAGCATCATACACTCGCCATTGGTCGTGGTCTCTTGGGTTAGTAAAGCCTTTGGTGTGTAGAGCTTTCTCATAGTTGTCCTTCAGTCCTAGTTGTACTGATGTGGGATCTCCCCAAGTTTTAATAAACAGTTTGCCTAGCTCATCATCAAATGCTTGATCAATAGCAAACCCTTCAACTTCTGCCATCTTATACAATAGCGCCATAGGTCGCCATATCTCTAACTCTGCCGCTGCCTTCTTCCAATGTGTGTTATGGAACTGCAATGCACGTTTAAAGTATTTGCCTGTAACACCGTAATCGTCTGCCATTTCAAATATAGTTTGTCCACTTTTGATCTGACTAAATGCATTCGGTGTGTTGGCATTACGCTTAGGTGTGAATCCTGTAGCAGTTAAGATGTTATTCATTTGTACAGTTGCACTGTCTTTTGTTTCTAAAAGAATCATAAACTCATCATAGGCATGAAGTTTACGTTTGTTACGACTGTTAATACGTATCATGTTTTGTCCTGCCAACCAAACAGCATACTCAACTTTGTCAGTAAAGCCTGCTTCGGTAACAGTTTCATCAGTAATCATATTTGTATCAATGTACCACATAGGGTAGGTAGTATACTTTTGCCTAAACATCTCTTGTGATGTATGGTGTCCGTCCCACAACATATACATACCGTCTACAAGTATAGCAGTTGGCAACAGCACCGCAGTGTGTTCATAGTCTTGTTCAATCTTATACATATGGTTAGGTGCAACATCTCGTTGGAACCTAGGCCACAAATACATATCTTCCCAATCAATCCAACCAAACTTTACAATACCTTCTTTAGGATCGTATGGGTCTTGGACATCGGGCTTCTTGTCAGGACCAAGTACAATATCAATTGCTTCTGCAATATCATTAAGCGGAATAATGCCACGGTCGTAGTTGTCTGACATAGTACGCAAATCAATTGCGTCATCTTTCATTTCGAAAGGAATTTTGAATTTTTTTAGATAAGAATTAATTTCGGTCTGACGATTGTAGACTTTAGTTTTCATTTTACTTCTCCAATTGTGTGCCTGTGTAACGAATTACTAGGGCAACAGTTATGCACGACTGCTTGACGAATCAATGGGTCAATGCTTCATTGTCCTTATACTATACATTCACATTATATCTATGTCAACAGTTTTTTTGCTAAAATATAACTGTAAAAGGATTTATTAGTCCAAAAGAACAATTGACATTTATAAATTATTCAACTATAATTAAAACATGATTAATAAAAAGGAACAAACAAATATGGCGCTAGTACCTATGGTAGTTGAATCTACTCAAAAAGGCGAAAGAGCTTTTGACATTTATAGTAGACTACTAAAAGAAAGAATTATTATGCTTAATGGTCCAGTTGAAGATCATATGGCAAACCTTATTGTTGCACAATTACTATTCTTAGAAAGTGAAAATCCAAATAAACAAATTAGTTTGTTTATAAACAGTCCTGGGGGTGTAGTAACTGCTGGCATGAGTATTTACGATACCATGCAATTTATTAAACCTGATGTTGCTACTTATGTAATGGGTCAGGCATGTTCAATGGGTTCTTTACTTGCCCAGGCAGGCGCACCTGGTAAAAGATATATGTTACCTAATGCTAGACACATGATTCATCAGCCTAGTGGCGGTGCTAGAGGACAAGCAACAGACATGCAAATTCAAGTAGAAGAAATTTTAAAGATGAAAACTGAGCTTACTAAAATTTATGAAAAACATAATTCAAAAGGAAAAACATTTGATCAACTTGCTGCTGACATGGAGCGTGATAAATTTATGAGTGCAGAGGACGCACTCGAGTATGGGTTGATTGATGAAATTAAGGAGAAAAGAGCCTAATGGATTTAACAAAGCAAGGTAAAGTTGATAAAGATTGGGGATATGAAATTGTTTGGGCCAGCAATGGATTCTATTGTGGCAAAATCCTAGTGTTTGAAAAGACAGGGGCGAAAACAACTTTCATGATACATAAGAACAAAAAGAAAAGTTGGTTTATCCATGCAGGCAAGTTTAAGATTACTTTCACAGATATAAAATCTGGACAAACACAACAGGGCGAATTACTCGAAGGTAAAACAGTAGATATTGGGGAAATGAGCCCACATTCAATTGAAGCACTTCAACCTAACAGTATGATATTTGAAGTAGGTACTCCTGATGATCTAAATGATCAGTTTAGACTTACTCCTGATGATACTCAAAAGTCGCCTGAAGAGCTAAAATAAGATCTTCAATCATACCATCATCATGATAAGGAGTCGGAGCAAATCTTAATCGTTCTGTTCCTTCTGCCACTGTAGGATAGTTAATAGGTTGCACATAGATACTGTGTTCATTTAAAAGTGTGTCACTCATTGCTTTACACTTTTTAGCATTTCCTACAAGAACAGGAACGATGTGTGTAGTTGAGCATTCCATAACTTTAATGCCATTCTTTATAAGTCTATGTTTTAGTTTTCTAGCACGTTCCTGATGCTTCTCTCTAATTTCATTATGATCTTTTAGATATTTTACCGCAGCCATAGCACCTGCACATGTCACAGGACTCATAGAGGTTGTAAAAATAAAACCAGAGGAGACTGAACGAATGGCATCAATAACTTCTGCATCAGCAGCAATATAGCCACCTTGCGTTCCAAAGGCCTTTCCAAGTGTGCCATTGATTATATCAATACGGTTTTGTAACCCAAGTTTTTCTGTCCAGCCTCCGCCGTGATCTCCATAAAGTCCAACTGCGTGAACTTCGTCTATGTATGTTATTGCACGGTACTTGTCTGCAATATCACAAATTTCTTTCATAGGTGAAATATCACCATCCATTGAGTAAACACTTTCAAATACAATACAAGGTGTCTGTCCTGCAATAACTGCACTTGCACACAATTCATCTAATTGTTCTAAATCGTTATGCTGCCAAATTATCTTAGGTGCTTTCGAATGTCTAATTCCTTCAATCATACTAGCATGATTATTACTGTCGCTTATGTAAACAAGGTTAGGTATAATCTTAGGTAATGCTATTAGGCTCCATTCATTTGCTACATACGCACTACTGAACAACAATGCCTTGCTTTTATTATGAAGTGTTGCTAATTCATGTTCAAGTGCAACGTGGTAATGACTTGTGCCACCAATATTTCTTGTGCCTCCACTACCTGATCCTGTTTGATCAAGTGCTGTGTGCATGGCATCTATAACAACTTTGTGTTGACCCATGCCCAAATAATCATTGGAGCACCAGTTAACTATCTTTTTTATGTTATAAGGACCGTACCATATA